GTTCACTACGCACTCCTGACCGAGACTACTGATCCCGATACAGGAGTCACAACATCATCCTATGGTGATGTTAAAGCTTGGCCCGGTGCGGTAGCACTTACACTGGATCCTAACGGAAACCCGATCGTATTCTCGGCAGATAATAGCGCATATTATACAATCAGCAATAATAGAGGCTACTCTGGCGAGTATGAGTGCGCTCGTATTCCTGACGACATCCGTGTAGACATCAGCGGAAACGTAATCGATGACAACGGATTCATCGTAGAGACAGACAAGGATCAGTTCACATACTTCGCACTCATGTTCGAGTTCGACACAGATGTTAACGCTGACCGTTATGTTTTCTACAAGGTTGGACTCTCACAGAGACCTTCCGTATCTTCCAAGACTATTGACGTTTCATCTGACGTTGAGGTTGGCACAGAGAAGGTACAGTTCGTTGCTATGCCTCAGACAGACGATGTAGTGATCGATGGTATCACAAAGCATCTCATCAAGGCAAAGACAAGCAAGGACGTAGATGCTACAGCTTATGCTCAGTTCTATCAGTCTGTTTACACACCTACATTCACTGGTGAGTCTTGATAGGTTAAAGAAAACGATTCAAAGGGGAGAGACTTACGGTCTCTCCCTTTTTTACTAAAAGGAAAAGGTGAAATTTATGGCTAAAACATTCGATGTAGAAAAAATTGAGATCAATGCAGCTTTTTATGAGCTGTTCGAAAGTGTCTTTGGTGAAGATTTCTTCACGATCCTTACAAGTCTCAAGGCGACACCGAGAGTGCTTGCTTTGAGTAAGAAAATGAGGGATGGTGAAGAACTCTCCGAAGATGAGAAGATGGAGATCCTGGAATCTAACAAGAGCACGTTCCCTGTCATGCAGCGTTACACATCACGTATCGCATACATCGGAACGAAGCTCTATGAGCGCCAGTATTCCGGATCTAAAACTGACTACTACGCATTCCTTGCGGAGTACGATTCATCCGTCTTTATCGAGAAAGACGTAATTTCAAAAGTATGGGAAAAGGTCAACAAGGACAGAAAGACTCCTGATTCCGCAAAAAACGCATAAAGGCCGCAGCTACGACTCGACCAATGACTACGAGTCTATTACAGCTTAGAGCATTGGAGCTTGGCATCAGAAAGCAGGATCTGAGGCTCTATACAAGCGGCCAGATATTCGGAATCTTGATAGAACGGTCAAACGACAAGTATGACTGGCCAAGAATAGCGACACAGGAAGATGTTGATTTCTTTTCCTCACATTAACGAGGTAAGTAAAAATGGCGGGAACGATCAAAGGGATCACAATAGAGATCGAAGGCAAGACCTCTCCATTGGTCAAGTCCTTACAATCGGTAGAACAGCAGATCAAGAAGGATGATGCAGCCTTAAAAAATCTCGATAAGGCTCTCCAGTTAGATCCTACGAACGTGGATCTCTTGGCTGCGAAGGAAGCCGTGCTTGCAGATAAGACACAGGCTACCGCAGAGAAGATGGAGATCTTGCAGCAGGTACAGGCTGATGCTTTATCAGACCTTCCTGACGATGCGAGCCTGACTGCAGCGCAGATGGCAGAGCTCGAAGCGGAGATCGCAAACACAGGCTCACAGCTTGCGGAGTTATCCGGTGAAGCTGAAGGGGCATCTGGTGATCTTGACGAAGCAGGCGATTCAGCAGAAGAGGCTGGCGAGCAGTCAGAAGATGCAGGCGAAGGGTTCGAAGCTCTGGGTGAAGCTGCAGAGGTAGCAGGTGAAGTCGCAGTCGCAGCTATGGAAGCTGTGGTCACTGCTGCTGCTGCCGTAGGCACGGCTGTCGTGGCTGCAGCTACGGCTATCGGTACATCATTCATCGATGCAACGATGCAGACATCTCAGCTCGCAGACGAACTCTTGACCACATCCAGTGTCACGGGTTTGACTACTGACACTCTGCAGGAGCTGAACTACGCATCAGAACTTCTCGATGTTAATACGGAGACCGTAACGGGATCCATGACCAAGCTCTTGAAGACGATGTCCTCTGCAGCGGATGGTTCCGCAAGCGCTATGGAGAAGTTCTCCGATCTGGGCATCGCCATCTATGACACGGAAGGCAACCTCCGAAGCAGTGAGGATGTATTCTGGGATGCCATTGATGTATTAGGACAGATCGAGAACGAGTCCGAGCGTGATGCAGCATCGATGGAACTTTTCGGCCGTTCAGCTCGTGAGCTTAACCCGTTGATCGAGGCTGGCAGTGATGCTTTTGCACAGCTCGCACAGGAAGCGCACGATGTAGGCTATGTCCTTGATGGCGAGACGCTTGATTCGTTTGGCGCTCTGGATGATAACATGCAGAGACTGACGAACACGACACAGGCCGTACAGCAGTCTTTGGGCCAGGTGCTCTTACCCTTGCTCACAGACATGAGCGGTGATGCAGTTTCACTCATGGGTGACTTTTCTGCAGCTCTCTCGGGAGCAGGCGGAGACATTGACCAGATCGGATCCATTATTGAGGAGTTCGCACCTCGTGCCGTAGAGCTCGTGGAAGCATACATTCCGCAGATCATCACCATCGTAGAAGATGTGGCGAATGCTTTACTGCCTGCAGTGGTTTCAGTCGCACCTCAGCTCATAGGCTTAGTAAGTTCCCTGATCTTGTCCGTGGCTGATTCCGTTGCACAGAACAGTGAATCTTTCATTGTTGCATTCAGTCAGCTTTTTGAGTCCGTGGCACAGTCAGTGCTCACGCTCTTACCAGTGCTCGTACCTGTAGCGATCGGCATCGTCACGACTCTTGCCGAGACCTTGCTTGATCCGGGTAATCTCGAGTTGTTGCTTACGGCTGCGATGGACATCATCATGAATCTGGTTAACATCCTGACGGATGAGAGCAATCTCATGATGGTCATCTCGGCTGCAACGCAGATCATCTTGGCTGTAACCAACGGCCTGACCGAAGCGCTTCCGGTGCTCATCCCTGCAGCGCTGAACGCTATATTAACCGTGGTCGACACGTTGCTCTCAAGCGGAGCACTCGGACAGATCCTGCAGGCTGGCCTGACCTTGATAGTCACTCTGGCTACAAGTCTGGTTCAGTATTTGCCGGAGCTCATTTCACGACTCCCGGAGATCATTTTGGGAATCGTTGAATTTTTGACGGGCGATGCCCTTCCGGACATCATACAGGCTGGATTCACGCTCATCACTTCTTTACTTGGTGCGCTGCCTGACATCATAGCAGCCATCCTTGTAGGTCTTGGAGAGCTCATCGCAGGCATGTTCACATACATCACCACAGATGGCGCTGACGACCTCTTAGAAGCGTTCCAGGCTGCTTTTGATGGAATTATCGCAGGAGCATCTACGTGGGGCTCTGACATCATTCAGAACCTCATAGACGGTATCAGTTCGATGCTTGGCTCTTTGAGCAGTGCAGTGGCGAGCGCAGCAGAAGTCATCGCAGACTTCCTGCACTTCTCTGTACCTGACAAGGGACCGCTCGCTGACTTCGACAAGTCAGGAGCTGACATGATCGATGAATTCATCGATTCGATGTATGGTGAGCAGGGCAAGCTCGAAGATGCACTTGCAAGCACGGCTGGCATGATCAGCGCTGACATGGGTACGTTTGACCTGGCAACACAGAGCAACGTACACCAGACGGTAGACTACAGTGGCGGTCTGTCACGCATTGAACAGGCAATCACACAGCAGGTGGCAAGCTCAGGAGCTGCAGCGCAGGGTGGGACATGGGTATTCCCGATCTATATCGGCAGTGAGCATGTTGACACTCTCGTGGTCGATGCGCTTGACAGATATAACTATCAGACAGGAGGTCATTGATGTTAGGTAATTATTTGACGTTTAACGGCAAGGTATTTCCCAATCCTGTCTCACAGAAGAGAAGTTCGAAGACAGTCGAGAACGTGTCACAGAGTGAAGCAGGCACAGACCTTGTGTGCGTGGTCAGACCGAGTAAGAACTCATGGTCATTCTCATTCAATCTCTCACCAGCGAAGAGGGCAGTGCTCGAGTCGCTGTGTGAGGATGAATCGACCACGATGATATATCAGGGAGTCACTTATACCGTCAGGGTGAGAGACTTCCAGGAAGAACTTGTAGAAGGCTCCGAGTGGTTAACTTCCACCGAGGGCCTTTTTAAGTGTTCAGTAAAAGTTACGGAGTTTTAATTATGTATTCAATCTCGGAAGCATACAGAGCAAAGATGTTCGACCAGGTCCAGACACACTCGCTGTCCGGGACTGTAGACGGTATCTCGTTTACTGGTGATGATGTTATAGGAGTCTCCTATACGAATAGATGCTCTGACAAGAAGGTAGCTTTAGGTTCCGTCAATATCGGTGTCCTAAAGCTCACCTTCTTGAGAGATCTGCTTGATCGTGGCGACTACTACGGGAAGGTTATCGAGATCTCCGATGTTCTTCTTGTTGGCTACGATGAGAATGACGATCCCATCTGGGAGACCGTACCGATCGGTGTGTTCTATGTGGGTGAGGCTACATGGACCGCAGAAGGTATGGTGGATGTCACGGCTTACGACTGTTTGTCAAAGATGGACATTCCGCTCGCCATAGCGCAGACCAGTGGCTATCTTTATAACTTCTGTAAGACGATAGCGCTTCACACAGGCACTACGTTCGGTATGACAGAGGAAGAGTGTCAGGCGCTGGTTAACGGTACGTCACTCATATCTCCATACGAAGATAATGATATGACCACCTATCGTGACATGGTCAGTAAGCTCGCAGCTTTTGTCGGTGGTTTCGCAACGGCCACGAGAGACGGTGAGTGGATCATCAGGGAGTTTGATAACACATCCATTTTGAGTATCGGAAACACTCGCAGGTTCTCCGGTGCGAAGTATTCTGACTTCCAGACACGATTTGACGGTCTGTCTTATGAAGATGTCATGACCACGGGCGAGACATTCTACATCGGTGATCCTGACGGGTTCATCATGGAGCTGGGGAACAACCCGTTCCTGCAGTACGGTTCGCCTGGAATCGTAATGGGAAGGGCAACGGCTATCTTTGAGCAGGTCCAGCACATGACCTACACACCGTTCGATGTCGGAATGCTGCCTGCATTCTGTGCGCTGGATCTGGGAGACGTTATCTCATTCACGAATGACTACACCGGATCTACTTCGACCGGATGTGTCATGCAGGTAACGTGGACATTCAATAAATCATTTAAGGTCCAATGCTACGGATCCAACCCGAACCTCCGAAGTGGTCAGTCTAAATCAGACCATCAGAGTAAGGGTGCAGCTTCGGCCAATAAAGACGGACGTATCTCCACCTTTGTGGGCGCTAACATTCAGCAGTTTGTGATAGACAATCTTAAGCAAGAGATCTTGAGAACGATGTTCACTACATCAAGCTCTCAAGCGGTTCTCACCTTAACCGAGGTCAAGTTTGATTTGGATAGTGCAGGTGAGGTCGAGGTGTACTACTACCTCAATGGCGAGGAGTTGGAGTATGTACCCAAAGAGACATACTCGGAGGCAGGTACGCATACGTTGTCTCTTATGTACCCGTTGGAAGGACTCGATAAGGATAGAAGATACAGATTTGTGGTCAAGATGCGTACATCGAGCGGTTTGACCATAGAGCCGTTATCAGCTCGTACTTATGTGCAGGGCACAGGCTTTGACCTCACAGGACAGTTTGACGGATATATCGAGATCGAAGATGAGATTTATCTCATTGGCTTTGGCTATCTTGATGCTTTGGGTGCATCGGAGACAGTAACAGTTGACGATTCCATCGAGGCAGACGGCAACAACGTAACAGATAACATCACGTTCTATACGATAGCCACAATGAGCCTGTTTGCTCTGTCAGATTATGTAGACATATTACTACAAGGCAATCTGCCGATATTGTGCGAGGACAGTGAATACTTGCTCACAGAAGATGAGCAGAGATTATTAACAGAGTGAGGTAAAA